CGTAGGACCCCATTGGCTGACCAACAGAATATTTGATAAAATTTCTCTTTGTTTGAGATTTTCTAACAGGCTTAAGAACACAATATTTTTGTATTCTATTTGCCAGTAGATATTTTCTCTCACGAGTTTTATAGGAATAGTAATAATTGATGTTCTTTATTAATAAAGAATATAATGTTCCTAAACCATAAAACAAGAAATTAAGAATATCCTTTTGAACAGTTAGCGGCAATCTATCAGTAGCAGCAGTTAAATCATAACAATAGAAAACAGTTGACTCATCCGAGTTCTCTAGAAGAATATCTAGAGGCTTAGATTGATCAAAAGTTCCATCTTGTTTAATTTTTGCTAATGCTCTGAATAGAGTTACATGGAGAGGTTTCAATATTGCTTGTATTCATCATGTAGTTATAGCAACTACACGACTCTTACCTGCAACATTGTTTACAATAGATAGCTTTCCTTCTTTAATTATTGTATCATTCCCTTCTTTTATATAAATACTTCATAGATCTATAATGTTATAAAAACATGAATAGAAATATTGAATAAATAAATAATAGAAAGTATAAAATCTTCCTATGATACCAAATTTACCATGACTTATAGATTTAGAGAAATAGAATTTTATTCTATTCTTTAGATTCTTAAGTAATTGGTTATTATTATATACTTTTTCTTTAAAAAGATATACAATAATCTTTGGAAACATAACAAGAATTATATACGGAATGATAGTAATAACAATTAGGAGTAATGATCATAAAGGTAATAAAAACGACTTCATTCTAATGCTATATAATCAATAAATTAAATATAATTTAGGATTATTAACAAAAGAAAGAACGTCAATCGATGAACTTCATGCTGATTTATTAGCATTTGGTCCACTCGATTCAAGACCGATAAGTTCTGGCTTCCCTATTTTAAATTTATAATCTTTTCCTAGTAAATTATGAAATATAGGTTTTAGATATTTAGTAATATCTAAATCCTTACCTTTTCCTGGTTCAATAATTGAATCAAGATTAGGAATAACTTTATAATTTATTACTCTATAGATTGATAAAAGTGTTAAAATAGTAACACATACTTTTCTGCTAGTTTCTCTTGGATTATTCAAAATGAATGATCTTAAAGAACTAGGGATAATATGTGGTATACCATTTGGACATCTGGACACTATAACGCCTTGACCTGTATAAGTTCTTTCACTTTGATTAGCTAAGAAGCGTATAAAAAGTCTAACACATTCTTTTAAATAAAGATGTGTAGTCTTTCTTCCTCCTTTTTCAAGAAGGAATAAAATACGTTTCTTAATGAAATCAAAGCTTTCATCATACTCTTTAGTGCCTAGGATTCAAGTGGTTATAAGAAAGAAATCATCAATATTACTATTTTTGATTCAAACTTTACCTTTTGAATCTGGGGACCTTAATTGATTAAATATTAAAGATCGTAAGCCCAACGTAGGAGATATAATTCTATTATATTTTTTACTGTTTGTGTTTATCATTTTTAATGTTTATATTAATTAGGAAAGAGTACAGTATTGAAAATGACTACTCTTAAAGTAGGCAAAATAAGATTAACAATCACGCCTTACTGAAATATTATTATAGACAATAATACTATAATAAGTGACGTGAAATACTTATTAGGTTAACAAACTATAAAATAGATGTTAAGTCCAAGCAATACTGAAAGATTACC